TGAGAAGTGTGGTACATACGAATCATTTACAACGGTGACGTTTTACGGTGGCGAGGCTACGGTTAACGGATTATGTCAACCCATAAGCCCGAAGCAAGCCCGTAAATTCGTTCACGACATGCGCTTACTTGGTGTGCATACATTGAGGTATAAGCGCAAAGGGCGGTATAAGGTGGTTTCTATATGAAATCAGGCAGCAAGACTTGCAGAGTGGGTACGGTTGAAGTGACCCACAAAGGCAAGCGCAGAGGAAGAAAGAAGATGTTTTCACCAGAAGAGTTAGAGGGCAAAGCTCAAGAATACATTGATTTTTGCACAGAAGAAAGCAGACCTACCCGGGTTGGTCTTTTCCGCTTTATGGGCTTTAAGACTAAGCAGTCGTTTTTTGACTACATGAAAGACCCCGACTACAAAGAAGTGCTAGAAGAGTCTTTATTTATGATTGAGGGGCAGTACGAGCAGCAACTTGCTAATGGTCGCGGGGACGCTGGCTTAGTCTTTGCGCTTAAACAATACGGTTGGAATGATAAGCAGCAAATCGAGCATAGCGAAAAAGTAACTGATACCGGCGAGCATGAATGGTAAACCTTGCTGACTTTAGGCGGCATTTAAAAGATAAATCTCCCGCCTTTGTTCCGCTATTCAAAGATAACAGCCGCTACCAAGTTGCATGGGGCGGCGCGGGTTCGGGCAAATCACACATAGTAGCCCGTAAAATCTTATATCGCACAGTCAAAGAGATTGAGAAGCCGCACAAGTTCCTCGTAGTGCGTAAAGTTAACCGCACTATCAAGCGGTCGGTGTTTACGCTATTTCGTAACCTGATATCTTTATGGGGTCTATACGATGAGTTTGACGTAAATCTTACAGACCTAACCATTACATACAAGAAAAACGGCGCTCAGTTGATGTTTACGGGGATGGATGACCCCGAAAAACTAAAATCCATTGAGGGAGTTACAGGTGTATGGATGGAAGAAGCGACGGAATTCACACAAGAGGATTTCGAGCAGCTAGATTTGCGTTTACGTGGCGAAACCCTGTATGCAAAGCAAATAATCCTCACGCTAAACCCGATTAGCGAGCAGCATTGGATTAAACGTGTATTCTTCGATGACCCAATAGACGGATGCTTTACTTTTAAAATAACATATCTTGATAACGCATTTATAGATGCTGATTACAAGATGGTTATGGAGAACAAGAAGAAAACAAACCCGCGCTACTACAACATATACGCGCTTGGTAATTGGGGTACGGCTGAAGGGCTTGTGTTCAATAATGTAGAGCATAGAGCATTCAAGTTAGAGGATGTTTGGCATCTTGATTGCGTCCAAGGCGGCGATTTCGGGTTCGTAAACGATCCGACTGCATTCAATCAGACCTACGTGGATATGCAAAATAAAACCATCTACGTGTATGATGGATTCTACGAAAAAGGAATGAGTAACGAGCAGATTGCGGAGCGCATAAAGGAAATGCAGGCTCACAAGCACAATACAACGTTTGATAGCGCAGAGCCTAAATCAATAAGTCGATTGCAAACGCTTGGCATTAAGTGCTCGCCAGCCCAGAAGGGTAAAGACTCAATAAACGCTGGAATTGATTTCCTACTAGAGTTTAAGATTGTGGTTAACGCGCACTTGGTTGAGTTTATGACTGAGTTTAATAACTATTGCTGGGATGTTGACAAGGAAGGTAAACAACTGAACAAGCCTGTTGACGACTTTAACCACTTTATCGACTCATTGCGTTATGCGATGGAGAAGTATTCAAAACCGCAAGCAACAATCCGCGTAGGCAGGCGGCGAAGATAAATGATACACTAGGTAAAAATTAACCGGATTCGATAGCATGAAACCACACATTAAGCCCACTACGGGGCAATTAAAGCTTAATTCAGCATTGAAGCGCTTGCCGTTTTATTCTGGTCTAGGTCACTTCACAGGCACTAAGCATGGCAAGGCGTACAGCGATTACGGTTATCCGTTAGCGCTGGATTTCTGGTTTTATTACTCAGTGTATCGCCGTATCGGTTTGGCTCGTGCAGCGGTTAAGCGCCCGATTGATATGTGCTGGTTAACGCCTCCAATGGTTAAGCTAAACGACGAGGAAGACGACAAGCAATTTAAGAAGTTTGCCAAGCGCCTTAAAATGTGGCCTAAGCTTCGACAGGTTGATGACATGCAGTCTGTTGGGCATTACGCTGGTGTTATCGTGCGTGTTGCTGATGGCCTTACACTAGACAAGCCTATGCAGCGCACAGCCATGGATAACATTATTGATTTGATGCCAGCATGGGAAGGACAGTTAATACCGGGTAATCTCGACCTTGACCCGCAATCACCTCGCTATGGAATGCCGCTTCATTACACGTACCAGCAAAACGGTGTAAGACAATCAAGTCAGCGCGACGGCACAGAGCAAATGACTATTCATCATAGCCGCGTGTGGATATGGAATGAGGGCGCAGTGGGTAACACTATCTACGGTGAATCGTGCCTAGAGCCTATCTACAACGCGCTAATGGATTGGGAAAAAGTACGCGGTGCAGGTGCAGAGGGCTTCTGGAAAAAGGCAGCAATGCGAGCAGTGTTACAAGCTGCGGCTGATACTTCGGGCAGTGCGCCAAGTGATGAAGAAATGGACGACCTGACACAGGCCATTACAGACATGCAAGATAGCTTTGACGCTGTACCGTACTTAGGCGGCATGGAATTAAAGGGTATCGGAGATAGCGGCTCTATTGCTGCAATCGACAAGGCTAGCCAGATAGCGCTTGAAGACGTTGCAGCAGGACGCGGATGGTCTGCTAAGGGCTTGGTGGGCGCTCAGACTGGCGTGCTAGCAGGTGAGCAAGATACAAGTATCGACAAACAGACTGCACAATCACGCCGTGAAAACTACCTATCTATGCAAATGTATTCAATGCTTGAATGGTTAACCGAGTACACCGATTACGACGGCACGGATAAGATAGTTGAGTTCGACGACTTAACCGCAGCAGGTGACGAGGCTAAACTTAATCTAGCGCTGAAAATGGCTGAGATTAATACCAAGTTTGGGCAAGAAGTATTTAACCCTAATCAGGCGCTTGAAATTGCAGGTTATGAGAAAAAGCCGGAGTTTGAAGAAGTGGTTGAAGATGGTGGGGATGGTGAGCTTTGACGCAGCGCATTGTACCAACCCGACTAGAAAAAGACCCAACCGGACAGGCGGGCAATCGTCTACGTGCAAAAGTTGATATTAGCAAGCGCGTGGAGCGACTACGCGAACCTGTTTTAGCTATTCTTTATAGTTTCCCTGTTGAGTCGATAACGGTTAACAAGACGCGGTACAACTACGATGTTAACCCGCAGCGCATTGCAGGTTTATTCGATGAGTTGCAAGCGCTGTTTTATCAGGCGTTAGAGTTGAACGGGTTTAGTCGCGGGTGGTTTCTCAGTCAATACCTAGGCAAAGCATGGCAAGAGGGCACAACCAAAGCGTTCACTCGGTTAAAACTAGCAGCAGAATCAGCAGCGCCAAACATAGCAGAGGTTATGCACCTTGATAG